GAATAATTCCTTCGCACTTAACTTGCCACGGCCCTTCGTGCGTATCGCCAGTAAATACCGTTTTAGTTACTTTAACAGTTGCACCGGAACCATTCAAAAATCTTTTTGATTCCAAAACAACCGCACGACCTGGCCTTATCTCCGGGTTAAGTAGTCCGATAAATTCAACACCGTCTTTCGACTTTGTTGGCGAACCAATTAAACCACTGTTTTGGCTTAAAGATATTGCCGTTTGAAAATCACTTTGACCTGGGCCAAGAATTTGAAGTTCGCCGTTTTGAATCGACCATTTTAAATCGACCATTTCCATCATTTCATTAAGTAATGTTTTTACCTGGCCGCTGAATGAATAACCATTTGCAAAAACAATTTTTGGAATTGGAACCTGGAAGCCTTTCGAAAGATTAAGTTTCGCAATGGCCTGGTTTATCACTTGAATATTTGTAGCATTTTTACCAAGGCCAATTTGAATATTTGCTTGCCTTAAAATAGTTTCGGCGTCACCGCATTCAAGCGTTGTAATAATATCCGGCCCATTTCTTTTTTCGTCAAACCTTTGAACGTCGCCAAAAAATAAATTTGATATTCCGCCAACATAACCCGCGTTTAAGAAAACAACTAAGTCGTCACGCTCTAAAAAAGTTTTCGTGTCTTCGCTTAAATTATAGATTGAAATTTTTGCCTTGTTAGCATTTCCACTTTCATCTTTTTCAATAGTGAAATTTAACCTGGTTTTAATTTGAAGCGCATTTTGAGGTTCAACCGGCCCATTTGTGCTGGCCACTTTTTGACCAACAATCAATTCACCTTTTCGTAAATATAAAAGATTCCTTGAAGTCATTACGCCGATTCCTGATAAAATAATTTTACGTCAATTCCAAATGTATCAATCGCGGCTTCCGTTAGACCGTCAGCTTCATTAAGTGCAATGAATCGGCCAGGTGGTAAACGTTCGTCAATATATTGGTCATGCAATGGAATGTTAATAAGAATTGGAATATCACCAACTAGGAGAGTTTCGCCAGTTGAATCATAAATAGACATATACCAACGGCCTGACCTGGTATTAAAACCAAAATCAAGAACGTAAAGTTCGCCTTCCAGGTCCATAGAAAATTTGTACGCTTGAATGTCCGAACGAATCGGTAAAACTAAAGTTGCCATTAAAAAATTCCTACCTTTTTAAAACCTTTCAACAATAAACTTGAATCGTCTCCTTGTTTTCCGGTTGCTTCTTTTGAAGACTGTTTTCCAAGGTCGCCTTTTGAGCTTGCCGAATTTGCGGCGTCACCTTTTATTTTAAAGGCCGGAATCTTTACGGTCGCACTTTCAACAACTACGATTTCCCTAAGTTCGGCCGTGAATAAAACACTTTTCCCGTCGCTTGAAGAACGCGGCGAACTTAGACTTGTTAAAATCATATTTTCGTAACGTTGTAATCCGGTAACAATTGAAAAAGGAATTCTATTTTCTAGTAATTCGTTTAAATAATCCCACGCTTCTTTTGGTGTTCTGTTTGGTCGCTTAACCAGTTCTTCAAGTGAAGCGTTCTTTTTGGTTTTAAACTGACTTAAAAAAGAATCTTTCAAACTTGTAAATGCGTTTTTATCACCACCGGTAAAATCTTTTGCGGCCCCAAGAATGTCGTCACTAGAAACACCTAGTCCAAGAATCGAAACCGGGTTACTTGATACCTGGCCAGTTAAGCTTAAACTTTTTGGCGCAAGTCTTACGTGGTCCGAAACAACAACACCGTCTTCAACTTCATTGTCAGAAACCGTTGCCGTTCGTTTATGTGATTCACTAATAGACGCGTCCAGTTTTAAGAAACCGACTTGCGCCCTTGTTGGAATTTTGAAAATTGTACTAAGTAAGGCCATTAATTAATTCCTTTTATTAACGTTCAATTTGGCTTTCGCCGTCTCTAACCGCACCCCTAAGAATTGCGTCTAATTCACCGCCTAAAGTGTCAGTCACTAGGCTTTTCGCCGCTTCCGGTTCCATTCCGGTAACGTCAAGCTTTAGGTCAAGTTTATTTTCAACGGTTACATTTTTGTTTGATTGTTTTGGCGCCAGGACGCCCGAACCAATTGCGGCCGAAGGCGTACTTCCCGCCTCGACTTCTTCGGTTGCGGCCCCAACACTATCGGCAAAACCTAGCGCCCCTTGTAACGAATCGCTTGCGCCACCAAGTCCAAAGTTACTTAAAATATTTGAACCAAGGGTTTTAAGTCCTTTCATAAAAGACATTTTTCCGCGAATAACGTCGATTATTGTAAGTAAACTTTTAAACCCATTTATAATAATTCTAATTGGCGTTAAGAAAAATGTAATCATTCCGCGAAACACGCCACCGAGGCCAGCAAACTTTTCGGCAATCTTGCCGAATATCATTGTTATGCCGTCTAGCATTCTACCAAATACCGAGTCACGGCCTTGAGTAAATGCAACAATGTCTTCGGCTATTAATGCAATAGCGGTAACAATCGCACCAATCGCAAGCGGTATTAACATCATTTTTATATTGGCAAATAGAGCGGCCGCACCCATGGCCTTCCATGCCACGACCATACCCCATAAAGCTTTTGTTATTAGACCGATTCCGGTCAATATTCCAAGCCCCATAATTGCAGTAAATATTTTAAAGGTTGCTCCAAGGACTTTATTCCAACCACCAAAAACTTGAACGACTCCATTCAGGGCCTTGGCGAAAACCTTAATAAGGTTAACGATACCCTTTAAAAAGGAAACCAGGTTTTTAAGAAACTTTTTCATGTTTCCCATTATTAATTTTCTATTGGCTTGCGCCCATGCAATTACTTCACTAACAAGTTCTTTCGCCGCCGGTAAAACTTCCTTCCCTAATTCCCTTGAAAACATAATTAGAAAATCGCCGGCATTTGATACCAAGCCTTTAAAAGTTTTCGATTGCTTAATCATTAAGTTGTCAAAACGACCACCGGCCGAAGTCATTGCAACAAATGCTTTTTCAACATCGGAAAAACCAACCTTTCCGGCCGATACCATTCCTTGAACTTCTTCTTTTGTTTTACCGAATTGCTTGGCAAGTTGGTCAAGTAGCGGAACCCCGGCAACTGCGAAGTCACGAAGTTCACGCCCCGTTAATTTTCCTTGCGCTTTAATTTGACCGTAATTTAATGCGATTCTTTCAAGCGGAACCGAAAGACCGGCGGAAACATCACCTAACGCTTTCATGGTTGGCAATAGGCTTTCGACTTCGATTCCCATACCAATTAACTGTTTTGCGTTTTGCTCTATTCCAGGAATGGAAAAAGGTGTTCTTGAAGCAAATTCGTGTAACTCTTTTATTTTTTGTTGAGCTAGTTCGGCGCTTCCAAGTAATGTTTCAAATGCAACTTCGGTTTGTTCTTGCTTTCCGGCCTCGTTTAAAACAAAACCTATCGCCGCGGACGTAGCGGCGGCCGCTATACCAACGGCCTTTAAACTAGATTTAATGGTATTAATACCGGCGTCTAATTCTTGCAATGGCTTCTTATCAATATCGAAGCCCCAAAGTGTGATTAATTCTCTTACTACCGAACCGGCCATTATTAACTTCCTTATTTATTTTGTTTTTCTTCGATTTCCTTCATGGCCTCGATAACGTCAAGAACTTCGTGGGCCTCGAATAATTCGTCAATCGACCAAGTGTTTTCGATTTCTGAATAACTGGCGGCAAGTTTAGGGTCCGAAATTACCGGCCGCCATAAGAACCAATTTACTTCGGTTCTGTTTGTGAGTCGTTCGAAACTGGCGCTGTTTTTACTAGTCCTTTTAGTTTTTCTATTACGCCCGAACTTTTTCCCAAAAAACTTTTATAGTTAACCCCAATTGCCTTAACGGCCACTTTGAAAATTAACGTTGGGTCTTCTTCAAACATCGGGTGGTCAATATATAAACTTTCACCATTAACCTGGACCGATTCAAAAAGAATTGCCAATTTTTTTAAAAACTCTTCGTCTTCTAGTTTATCAAAAAAACTTGAAACGATGTCACCTATTTTTTCAAAATTAACGTCTTCGTCACTCATTTCACTTAATGAACCAAGTGAAGAACCTTGTAATGAGTTAATAGCTTTTCCGGCCGTTCCGCCTAGCATTTTTCCCATATACATCATAACAATTAAAGATTTTGAAGGTTTTAGTTTTGTGAATACGCAAGGGAATTCGCCCATTGCATTTGTGTACGTTTGTGTAATCATGGTTTCTTACCTCGTTTTTAAATGGGCCGGCAATCTTTCCGGCCCATGGTTTAATTAATCAATTTAGAAAATAAAGTTTAAGTCCGCGCACTCAATAACCCATTCCCTAGCGCCCGATTCACGGCCGTAAGATTTTGAAGCCGGCTTTTTAATCCAGGCTTGAGTTGCTATTGCAATCTCGTTATTTGGGTTTGACTTGTCCACTAACTTAACCGGCAAGATTCCGCCAAGTCCAACCCTTTCGTCTAGGTTCGCAATAGACTGTAAATATCTATTGTCGCTAGAAAATTGGTCTAGTGTGAACGTAATCGTTCCCATTGAGTTGTTAGATTTTGACCTTGTAACCTCACCGTCAACACCTACTTTACTTGTAAAAGTGTCTTCGGTTCTTTCAGCTACAATTTCCGACCCGTCTTCGAAACCGCTAAGCGATTTAATACCGAAAACAAGACTAACTTCTTTAAAATTATAAGTTCCGTTTAATGCCATTTCAGCCCCCTTATACGCTTAGCGTTCCGTCAATTTGAACTTTATGAATTGCACCGGCATAGAAACCTGTAAACGTTACGTCTCTTAGGAATCTATTAGCACGGTCGGCCTTAGTTGTTTCGCTTCTTTTTGGAACCGTTACAACTGGCGCGTCTTCACCACCAACTAGAATTGTTCTATCAACTGCACGGTCAAGAACGTCTTCGACCTGTAAACCAATTGATTCAATTCCGCCGTCGTCGTAAGGAACTTTTTCAGAACTAGTAAGTAATCCAAAAACTTGTTCTTGAATTCTTGCTTGTATCCAATCCGTTCCGCGCATAATGTCGATATACTCGCCACTAGCAACAACACCTTCTTCGAACATATTGATTCCGGCAATCGTAACGTAAACGTTTCCGCTTTTGTCTTGAATATTTTTCTTTTCGTTCGCAGTAAATTTGTCAGCACTTGCCGCATTAATTTCTTTGAATTTCCAAGTTGCCGAACCAGGGTCTTTCGGGGCCATAAGACCAACCCAACCGGTATGTTTATATTCGCCAAGGTCCGCGGTTGGAACCCAAACACCAAATGAACGGTCATAATTAAGTGACTTTAAAACCGCCATTACGGAAGTTGTGTCGCCAGTTGCCGGCAAGTCCTTAGAATCGTCATCGTTTGTTTGGTAACAAAATAATTTAATAATTGTTTCTACATAACCCGCAATTAATTCAGTTTGAAGTTGCGTGTGAGTAGTTGTTAAAAGAAAATACCAATCGTCGTCTTCGTCACGCGCGGCAATTAAGTCTTCCACAACACCATTGTTTGCAGTTACAACCGTGATTGACATTTTTGAATCAACCGCTAGCGAATAACCTTTTCCGGCCGTTGCACTTGTAACGGTAATTTTGTCCGTACCGTCAGCAACCGCGCCCACGTCCGCAAGTGCGTCGATAAGTGCGATAAGGCCAGCTTGAATTTCTGCGTCAGTCGCGTCAGCGTCCGAAGTAAATTCTAGGACTACGCCATTAACAGTCACCTGGTAAGTAGCGTTGTTTTCAATTGTATCAATGTTGATTGTATCAACTTGAGCAATTGACGTTGATTGTTTAATTACCTTAAACTTTTCAACTTTTGGGTTTTGAGATACTAGGGCAACGGCCGCTTTGTAAACTTCACTTGAAGTTGTAAAGCCGTCGTTAATAAGACTTTCGAGAGCGGTATCACTTTCGTAAGTCGTTACCAGGTTCGTAAGAATAGTGGCTTCCGTTGAAATAATCGCCGGAACACCAAAACCCTTTTGAGTTGGAACCTTAGTGTCTCTTGTAATGTTTACTTTTACAATCGAATCTAATGACATGGTTTTTACTCCTTAGTTATAATTGGTATGTTGGTATTAATTTCTTTGTTTCCGCTATCTAGCGAACCGTCGACCTTAACACTTTCAATTGGTCCAATGTCTATAGTTTTATTATTACTTGAATTGAAAAATATGTCCAATGAAGCGCGTCTTTCATAACCAGTTTCTAGCAAACCAGAAACGTCGGTAACTTCACCTTTATTTGTAACGGCAATGTCCGCGTCTTCTTTTAACTGGTCCCAATAGCCTGGCGCGTCTAGGAGAGTCGACAAGTCGTTAAGCGCATCAATATGGCCGGAACCAAATGCCTTGACTGAAATTGTATATTTTCTTTGACCAACTAACGAAAAGGCGTCGCCCTTACAATTAATAACCTGGTCGTCCATTGTTACAAGGCCAGGCCCTGAAATAATTTTTAATGTTAAATATGGTTTTTGTGGCCTTGGCGCATCTTTTCCCGTGACTTCTTCGGCAAATGTAACCGTCCATTCATCGGGTAAAACTTTACGACAATAATCGTACCAAGCTTTTAGAATTGTTTCATGCTTCATTTCCGCCGCCTTGTCCGTCTTCCTTGACCGCTACAACTTTAAAATGCGGTATATCGGTCCCAATTGACCAGTTCATTACTGAATGAACTTCGAAAACTTTTCCGTCGTGTAAAAGTCTATCGGCCGGCAATTGATTTTTTTCGTCACTTGTACGAAGTTTAAATTCCGTGTAAATCTTAACAGCTTCGGCCGTTCTACGATGTTCGGGAAGTTGCTTTATTTCGTTACCACGTAAAGGTTGAACCGAAGCTTCAATTTCGAATTCTTTGGTTTTACCACGTTCAAAACGACCTTCGCACCAATCGCCTTTTTCGTTCCTGGTAACTGTTAATTGTTCCGTGGGAATATCAATCATGGTTTCATTACCTTTATGTAAGTTAACGAATTAAGCATTTGCGCCGTATCGACAAGCGTTTTTTCGGTTGCCGAAGGCGGGGTTACTTCGTTATTTGTCAAAAATGTCTTAATATCATTTAATATTGTTTCGCCAAGAATATCAAGGGCCTTTTCAACGGTGGCCTTACCGGAATAAATTTTAACCAATAAATCTTTTGTCATTTTGTTATATTTTCCAACGTTTTTATCAAATGACGCACGAATAAAAGAACGCTCCGGCAAATGAATTGTTCCAAATTCATGGAAAACGGCAACGTCTAAAACAGTGACAAAATTACTTTCAAGAAAAAGGCCTTCTTCGCCTGGCACTTCGTAAAGTTTACCTTTGTCTTTTTTATTATGTTGTTCCGGGAACCCGATTTTAACAATAGGTTTATACTCAAGTTTTCGAAGTTCTTTCATTATTCCTTTAAAACCATGGTCAACAACATGAGTTTTTGGAATCTTAGGTTTCTTGGTCACCTAACAACTCACAAAAACAGGGCCTTTAAGAATTTGTTTTCTAATTCTTAAAAACTCTTTTCCGTATGTAGTTAAACCATACGAATCGGAACTATCACTTGAACTTGATTGAAATTCCCTTTCCAGGTCGCCAACCTTAACTTTTTTAAGTTCACCGGTCGCCGCGTTTCCGCCCATTCCACTAGCTCGTTGTGACATAGCTATTAAATGCGCTGTAATCAATGCAATGGCCCTATCATAACGACAACCCCATTTACTTTGTGCAACTTCGCATTCAGCTTCGGCCGCAAATAAATCAAGGTCTTCGTCGGACATACTGGCAAATTCAGGCGCGACAACTTTTCGAAATAAATCGTAATTTAATGCCATTTGAAAAACTCCTATAAAAAAGGGGCGATAAAAACCGCCCCTTTCCATTTTTATCATAATACTATTGTACCAAACTTTTATTATTCAACAACCGCGGCGTCGTCCCCGGCCTCGTCTTCTTCACGCGACTTTTCGATTGCTTCGAATTGCGCCTTGATTGCGGCCATTGGTTTTTTTCTTGTTTCGTCTTCTTCCCACTTCCTTAAAAGTTCAACGTTAAACGTTTCTTTGATAAGTTTAACCGCGTCGGTTGCGTTAAGTGACGAAAGAGTTGAACCGCCTTCGTTATTGTCGTCAGAACCGCTATTGTCGTCGCTAGAACCAGTTTCAACCTTAGCAACAACAACTTCAAGCATTTTAACTTTTCCGCGTGTCATGTCGATAACGTCTTTTTCCATCCTTGCCTTAACAACCGGGTGGTCTTTAATTGCTTCCCAATCGGCTTTTTCTAATTCATTTGGCCCAGGTACTAATTGAACAACTGCACCGTCCGCCATTCCTTTTCCAATTGACCAAACATTTTTTCCGTTCCATTTTACTAACATTTTTCAAACTCCTATTTACTGTTTGTTATTTAATTAGACTTAATTTTTCCCTATTATTCACAAAAAGAAAAGGGCCAGTTTCCTGGCCCTTTGTTTTCTTCTTTTTTCTTTTGTGCGGCTTGTTAGATACCGTCAGCGAATGCCACTGATAACGGGTAATAAACAAGTACACCACCGAATCTATGGTGAGTAGGAACTTTAAATTCAAGGTTGTTTTCTTGAACTGGAAGTTGCTTAAATTCACTTGGAATTTCCATAGTAAGGGCGTCAGCGTCACGTCTATATGCAACCATTTTGTCAGTTGAACCCGCACCCGAACCTTTCATTTCAGTAACCCAAATGATTTCCTTAAGGTGTGGATTGTTTTCCATAACCCATTTCATAACTGACATATCCGAATCAGGAAGTCTAGTGTTAGAAATTAGGTTGAACTGGTTAAGTGGCATTAATAGAGTGTTCGCAGTCTCAACACCTTTTGAAATGTCGTGAACCGCTGTAAATAAAGATGCAATATCTCTAATCATTTGGTCCGGTGTTTTCGAAGCAAGCGTTGTTGATGAACCAGAACCGTCGGCCGGAAGTGTAACTTCTTGAAGGTTCGGGTTATCAAGGAAACCTTGAATGTTATGAGTTGCATCACCAAAGAATGCAATCTTATTTTCAAGCACCATGTGAGCGCGTTTTGCACTATTGGCCTTACGTTGAACTAACGGTTTACCCGCCATTTTCGCCGCTTGAATTTCGTCATAGTTGTAACCGTACGAAGAAGCGATTGTTCTAACTCTTGAAGTAAATTCCTTACCTTTTACGTCCGCTCTAGGAAGGTCGTCCGCGTAGTTAGAAACGATTTTTGCAATACCAACTTGGTCGTATTGCTCGTAAGTGATAGTTTCAGCGCCCGCGTTTGCAGAAAATTCAAGTGGAAATAAAAGTCTAGCCTTTAGTTCCGGGAATTTAATGTCATACGTTTTTGCCTTAACGTGTTCTAGTTCCCTAGCGAAAAAGATTGATTCACCTTCGTCAAAGTTTTTAAAACCTTGATATTCTCTAGGGGCCTCGTCTAATTTTGTCCAATTTGGTTTTTTCATTATAAAAGCTCCTTATCTTATAATAGTTCAAGAACGGCGATTTTCTTTCCGTCTACTAGTTCAGAACTTCTTAAAAACCTTGCGTTGTTAAGTTGCTCAAGTCCAGTTCCCGCCGCCGGCGCCATAATTCCAAGTTGGTCAAGACCACCGTCCGCCGCGTGTCTAACGTAAACGTCAGAACTTGGAGTAACGTCAGCTTCAACTTCAACGTAAACCATTCCTTTAGTCATAACAGAAACCATTTCTTTTACCTGGTATGAAGGAATTGAACCGTCTTGGATTGATTCGCGTGCGTGCGATTGTAGCGCAATACCACGCTTGTTTTTAAGCGCGTTAATGTCCGTTGCTACACTTGGAAGTTTAACTTCCTGGTCTTTGTCAGTTCCTAGTGAACAGAACCTACCAAAACCAATTTTTTCTTCGGCGACGTAACTAAGTACGACGTCTCTTGCTAGGCCATACTTTTGACCGTTTAGGGCAAGACCTTGTTCTTGTACCGATGTTTGTGACATGGTTAAAACTCCTTTTTGTCGTTGTTATTAAAAAAACTATTCTTTCGTTACGCCTGGTTTGGCCCCAAAGAATCTTTTCTCATGTTTTCTAGTCTAATTTCTTCCGGCGATTTATAGTCTTCGTCACCGTCGTTATTTTCTTCGCGACCCTTAACGATTTCTTTTCCAAGTGAATCGTTCTTTTTCTTTGAATCAACAAAGTTTTCGCAAATATGGTCATACCTTGCATTAACGTAAGAATCATTTTTAAGTTTTTCTTCGTCAACACTTGGAGAGTCCGCTTTAATAACTGCAATTTTGATTTCTTCGTTTGACATTGAATCAAGCTTTTCAAGCGTTTCTTTGTCAAGAATCTTTTCAGCATTGTCACGAACTTCGATAGTTTCTTTTACTCTTTTAGAAACTTCTTCTTCGTCAAGCTTAGGTTCTTTTTTAAGCTTTTCAACGTCGCTTTCAAGTGAATCAACTTTTGCAGTTAACGCCGTTTTTTCAGTCGTTAAAGTAGCAATTGTTTTTTCAGCTTCTTCCGAGTCGTTTTTGTGCTTAGACATTTCGTCTAGGTCACTTTTCATTTTTGCCATTTCGGCCTTAACAGCGTTACCGATTTCGTCAGCAACTTCAAATTCTTTGTCACCAATTTTAAGTTTCATTTGCTTAAGCTCCTTTTTATTTGGTTCGTCTTTATTTTCATCGTTTGTTAAAAGTATTGCGTCTTTTTCGTCTAAACGCAAGCTTGCCTTTTCGCCGGCCCTTGCTTTCCAAACAATTGCAATATGATTATTAACGATATTTCGTTGAACTGCGTCGTAACGTTGGCCATTATGTTCACCTTCCGTAAAGTCCAGGTCAACATTATAACCATTTGACAATTGAGCTTTTCCCGCCCTAATTGCGTCAATGGCCTTTTTGTGAGTAATAACCAGGTGAGTTTTCAAAAACTTTTCGTCACCGTCCTGGACTTTTTCAATTACTCCGTCAGTATGGCCAAGCATTAATTCATGCGCGTTTTCCGGGTTTACCATTTCTTTCGGGTGTCCGTCGGTCACGGCCGCAGTTCTTAAAGACGACATACTAGCGTCAGAAAAAACTTCTTCTTCCGGGCGAAACTCTTTTAACGTAGTTCCGTCGGCCATTCTATAAGATTGAATTCCGGTTCTAGCTGTAAACGCGGGAATAACAAGAAAACCTTGCGGCGTCTCTTTTACGTTGGTCCCGATTGTTAATTTATTTACGTCGAATCTTTTTAATGTTGTCATACTTATATTTTTACCGTTTTTTCCAAAAATTACAAATGTTTATTTAAGCAAGTCGTCAAGCACCGGTTCGGCGTAACATCGACATTGAATTTCGTCGCCGGGGTGCGTCCCAACTTCCGACCCCTTCGCCCATGTATAGGTTTTTCCGTTTCTTGAAGCGTGGTGGTCACGAACCCTTGAATCGCCAACCGTTCGCCAAATGTATTTTGTCACGCCGATATTTTCTTGACGTAACTTTGTTAGCTGGCCATTCATCTTATTAGTTTGGTCGCGCCCAATTAGGTTGGCCCTGGTCTTAGCATTATTAAACTTGGACTTTCGGCCCAATTCATCTTTTCCAAAACCATTTATTTGTTTGGCAATTTGTTCATGCCTTAAACCTCGACGCATTCCCTCGAAAACAACGCTTTCGGTTTCCGCAATAAAGGCCTGGTTAACATTTTTAATTAAATTTACGTTTGTTGTAACGAAATTATTCATTTCCTGGGCAAGCCAAGGTTCGCTTGCAAATGGGTCAACGCCAAGGCCCTGTTTTAGAACCCTGGTAATTTGCGCTTTATTCCAGGTATTAATTTCGCCGGCCGTACCTTGAACCATTTGTTCAATTTCAAAGTCGGTAATTTGTTCCGACGCGCTTATTCTAGTGGCAACGAAAAGTTCTTTTACGGCCTCGCCAATGTCACTATCTTTACGCGTGTCAGGTCTTACGGCCTCGGTAATGTCCATAATCGAAGGAAGCGCGTTAACGACTTCATTGTTAATTATAGTTTTTACCCTATTCACTATTTTGCGAATGCGCTTTTGATAGTCGCGCTCGATTCCTAGTGGTGGCGTTAATTTACTTAGTTTTTTATTAGGCATATTTAAACTTTCCGCATCTATCGCAACGCTTTCCGGTACTATATGAATGATTTTTATCATTGGCCGGAAAGCCGTTATAATTAAAGCCTACTTCTCGGCCGGTTACTTTAAAAACTTTAAGCCATGCCGCTCTATGTTTATGAAAACCAAAAAAGCATTTTATCTTATTCATTTTCTTCACCAATTCCCTTCATAATCTTCTTAGTTTCTTCCGGGTTAATTTCTTCGGTTTCATCTTGTTCGTTTCTTGCTTCCAGGTCAATGGCCGTTTCCATAGAATACTCGTCACCACCAAAACGCGATTCCGCAATTTCAGTTGAACTTACAACCGACCTATCTAAATAAATGGCGTCAGTTTCGGCCGTTAATTTTCTTGTTTCGGCAATTTGTTTTTCGGAAGGTTCACTTAATGGGTTAAATGTCCATGAATGAGATTTTAAAACCTTTCCATTTGTCGGCCCTTGTTTTGCCGCCATGATAACACCGCTTACAACATCAATAGGACTTTTTAAATTGTCGTCTTGTTCCGCCGCCACTAGCGTGTTCATATTTTTTTCTTCACTTTCGCCGGAACCTGATAAATTTCCACTTGAACCCTCGCCTAGAATTACCGTGTGTGGCATATCCGTTGCTTGAACAAGTCTTTGGTCCATTTTATCAAGAACCTTGTCAACGTTAGTAAACTGGCGGTTCATGGTGTCAAAGTCTTCTTCTTCGGCGTCAATAAGGATTGAACCAAGAATTGATTTCGATAAGTTCATTAATTTAAGTCGACTAACAACTAGGTCGTCGTCGTCCGAACCAATAATATCGGCCAGGTTTTTAAGCTTTAAAACAGAAACGTCGAAGTCAGTCATTGCGTGAGCAATACCCGAATACGCCCCGTTATAATCGGCAATAATTTGTTTTAAACTATTTAGAACGCTATCGTGCCAATAGTCGTTATTTTTAAATTCTTGTTCCGACAATTCCGAACCGTCGAATCTTAATATTCTTGAATGGTGAACCGTCGGGACTTCGTGAACGGTACGGCCTGAAATAGTATAAGACCTAGGAAGTCCAAAATTAGGGTTGTTAATATCGTCTTCAAGTTCCTGGCGCTGTAATTCGTACCTATGTAATACCGTTAGGGAATTAATTCTTACAATTCTATTTAAGTTTAATGGTTCGCTAGGGTCAAGGCCGTCGTCAACCGCCATATATACACCCGACCCGCCGTATAGCCTGGCCCACGCCCACGCCTGGCGAAATTTCTTTTTAACTTCCAGACGGTCAAATTCGTCGACAATTTTATTGGCCGTTTCAATTCCGCCTTCGTCCTGGCCAACTTTGTGGTCAATCCATTTTGCCGTTCCACGCTTAGGAACTTCGTTAACAATCTTTTTGGCAATATCGTCGTTATCGTGAAGAAGTTCGGCTTCACGTTGCCAGGTTTTTGAACGAGTTATTTGGTTTCCGGTCCTTTTGTCTTTACTGGTTCCAAGCCCTGTAAAAATATTTGACCAACCATCATTTCTAATTGAATTTTTGATTTTTGAACCAAGTAATAAAGTTCTTTGAATAACGTCCATTATAAAATTCCTTTTTTAATTTACTTTTACAAAACCATTGTCGCATGAACGGTTAGGACAATCAAACGTGTCGCCATTTGGCCGTTCTTTTACGCCCATTCCATGGCATATATGACAAGCTACTTTTTTTGGAGCTTCTTCTTTTTTTTCTTCTTTCATTTTACTAATTTCCTTAAATAATCACCATAACCAGTGAATCGACGCGCCAGGTTAGCAAGTGCAAGCGAATCGGAGTTATCGGGCGACGATTTCCCGGTTCTTTTTTTGTATTCGTCTTTTGATTCTATTTTCATTTTACCCGACGAAGTAAACTTATATTTAATAGTTGGAAGTTCGTCGTTATATGTTGAATCTTTCCTTAATCGTAATTCGGTTTTTATTGACTTGGCAAGGTCGGAAAACATCAAGGCCTTAAGATTTAAAAAGGTTCTTTGTTCTTCTTCTTCCTTTTTGCTGGCCTTCTTTTTATTCTTTTGAACAAGCTTAGTTGACCCGCCAAAATGAATTTCAACTATTTTAATGCGTCTCGGAATAACCTTTTCCGATTGCAGTTCTTTCATTCGGTCATATACGCCAGAACCTAGCCCGGTCGCATCAATACAAACAATAACGTCTTCGCCTTCGTAGTCGTCCAGGATAAAACGGACCGCTTCACCGGTAACTTCCATTAAGTCGCGCTTACTTAGTCGCTTTGTCCTGGTATGGACCACGCCAGTTAATTCGGTGAAAACCGTCGTGTCGTCTCCAAACCTGGCCACGTCAATTCCAATATAACGGGCGTCTTTTTCGCCTGGTATGTCTTTCCTGGCCTGGGCCTTTTCAATATCTGACGATTGAATTAAAACCGTGTCGTCGGTGTCAGGAAATTGGCCAAGAACTTTCGATTGAAATAACGGGTGGTCAACGCCCCATTCGTCCGGCATTGCTTTTTCAATAACCCATTGGGCCGAAATAAGATGCGTAACCGGCTTTTTGTATTGTTCAATTCTTGAAAGCCTATCGTCTTCGTTCATTTCAAGTAAAATTTGAACTTCTTTTTCAATGTCTTTTACACTATTAAAACCATTCGCCGTAAGGTTCGGCGAATCAAAACAATTTAAGTAAATCTTACGCCACGTACTCTTTTTAAAACAGTCGAAGAAATTACAGTTCTTAGTTGTCGGGTTTGCAATACAAACAAATTTAACAACGGCCCCGGACGTTAATAAACCCTCGACCTGGGTCCAAATATCAGGCGGAACACCAACGGCCTCGTCGAATACAATCAATATATAATCGGCGTGAAAACCCTGGAATGTTGAACCTTGTTGTTCTTTTGAATCACCTTCGCCCGCGCTTTTTGCCGGTGAAAACCCCATTGCATACCATTTCGAACTTATCTTTAATCGCTTGGCCCCTAACATTCCGCCAAGGTTATAAAGCGAATTTCTAACGGCAACACCAATTTCACCCCATAAAAGGGCCTCGACTTGTCGGTTGGTTGGCGCGGTCGTAATAACGATAGAATCTTTATATGAATACAAGAACCATAAAACGATTCTAGCAAGTAGGAAGGTTTTTCCCACGGCGTGACAAGCTGAAATAGCAACACGGTCATATTTGGCAACTTCTTCGCATATATGCAATTGATAAGGTTGCATTGTTAAACAACCTAGAACCTTTTCAATAAACAGCGTGGGCGCTTTTTGTACTTTTTGTAATATTTCTTTATTCATTCAAATACCTTAATTAAAAAATGCCGGCCTAGCAACGTTACTTGTCGACATAGGGCCGGCGGACTACACCGAGGATAGACGAAGGGGCGGAAAGCTCTACAGATATTGGCCAGCGGGACGCCCCTTCGTCACCGCACGTTGCTTGCACGTTATGAAAGCACACCCATGCCGGCCAAGCTTATTCATTATTTTCTTCTTTGTTGTCATTTGCGTTTTCAGGGTCCAGGTTATTAACCAGGTCGACCCAACTATTAACTTTAACTTCGCCTTCGAAGTCTAATTTTTCTTTTTGTCCAAGTACGTTTTTACCAAGGAACGTCAACATTTTAGTGTCGCCGTCCATTGCAACTTGAAACTGTTTTCTTCTTAATGAAACCTTCATTCCTTGCGATAGTTTTTCGTAACGCTCGGAAAATGTTTCGTCGAATTCGGCCTTAACCTTATCTTGAAGGGCGCGTTTACTCATTTGAAAGAACCCGGCGATTTCGTCCAGGGTGCAACCAATTGAACAAAGATATTCGAATTCTTTCCAGTTTAAAACTGACTTTGGACGTCCAACTTTTTTATATTCCGAATCAATGCTTTTATAATATTCGTCAATATCACGTTGTTCGTCTTCAAGTTCTTGTTCTAGCTTTTTCCGCCATTGGATAAGAACAACTTCTTCTTCGTTTGGCTTTGTGGCGTTTTCCAGGGCCTTACCGATAACCGTAACCCCGTAATGCGTGACAAGGCGCTTTTTAATGGCCTCGCGTTCTCGCTTTTTAAGTGGTGTTTTTCTAGGGCCTTTTTTCGAAGCCTTTTTTGTCGTTTTCTTTTTCGTTGCTCCGGTGTTCGTAGCTTTTTTGGTGGTGACTTTTTTCTTTTTTGTCGTGGTCTTTTCATTTGCCGCCATTACTCAATTCCTTAGTTTAAAAAGTGGCGGCCGTTTCCATGTCCAGGCCGGGGCCGCCACGAATGCGCTCAATCCTTCGCGATTTCTTTATATTCGGCCATTTCCTTGGACACTCGTTTTTTAATATTGGTTTCATTGTCGGCATTTACCAGGACAACAACTTTGTTCTTCTTAATGGTTTTCAAGATGAAACGGGCCGGCCCATCAACTTCGATTGATTCGCCTTCCCTTATTGTCATAATTAAATTGCCGTTTTTTCCTTTCATATTATTAATTATTTATCATTTTTTTTGTTTGCGCAAACTGACAATTGTATTGACAAATTTGACGCGGCGTTTCCATAACTGTCCGTAATCATTGGCTTCTTGGATCCTGTCTATTTTTTAGACACCTGGTTTTGTGTTAACGCGGTGTATTGACAATATTGCCTATACATGACATAATGAGTCAAGAACAAGGGGTTAACGATGAACGACAATAGAAAAAAGATTGAATCAAGCCTTGCCATATATAAGAAGTCTAACGACCCGGCCGATGCTGTAAGCCGAATAACCGACTTCTTAATGACAACTTACAACCAATCGGAATCGGCGGCCCAAAGAAGCGCAATCGAAATTGTTAAAATAATCGTTAACCAGGAAAAGAAATAATGAAACCAAGTGACTTGCCAAAGAACGACAATTTTTCCGGCATTCGTATGAACAAGGAAATAAAGGCGGCCTTGAAGAAGCTAGGAATGTCGCCGCAAAAAATTGTCGACGCATATATTAATGAGATATTCACACTTGACGTCAATGTTTTGTTGAAACATAGACCAAAACCAAAGGGTAAAAAATGAAATTTAAAATGGGAAATACCAGGTGGGAAATTAGGAAAATGAAAGTTGGTCGAAAGTTTAATTATTATATTGTTAAAAACGGCCGTTCCTGGAAAAACGAAAATGGCGCTTATCCGGTGTTTGCGTTCGTGCTAACTGCGAAAGAAGCAATAATTGATTCTTACAAGGTGAAGAAATGAAAAAGATACAATTTAGAATTGACGAAAAGGCCTGGGAGTACCTTCAAAAGAAATATGGCGGGAAAACGAACCAGGAAACTATGACGATTATATTAAGGCGATTAAGGACCGTCGAAGCTTCCCTTGCAATATCTAGGTCAAAACTCCGTAAAAAATCAAAATAGGGCCATTTTCGAGGCCCTGGCGCCCCGGTCCCGCGGGCGTCTCAACTATAAAACCATGCAAGAATGAAATTCGAAATAAAAAGTGGCGGTGTATGCGAGATTCGAACTCGCGATTTCCGCCGTGACAGGGCGGCGTCATAAACCAGGCTAGACCAATACACCGAAATGGTCGGAGTGTACGAGAATCGAACTCGCGCTTTCCGCTTACGGAATTACAAGACCATTTAACCAAGGAATCGAACCTTGTCTTAACCTTCGAGCGGCCGAACTTGCCAATTATTCTTAACTCTCCGAAAAAGGAAAACCAAGTTAAAAGCTCATAAACGATTAACCTGGTTTTTAAAAGGCCTTGCACCTTTTTGAATAGCATCTATGACTTGAGGACCAAACTATTTTTAACGCCCCTTTACGACCTGTCACCGGCGGCAAGATTGCCATTCGTCTTGGCACTTGCAGAACTAAAGTTTTTTTCACGTCGCGAAGTCTTAGCGGTTCAAGGTTTCGCGAAAAACACTTGGCCTTACTAGTTCTTGCGGGTCGTGCATTTTCAGGTTTTTTCTTAACCAGACTGACGAACGTTCTAACGGGAATAACCATAATTAATCATTTTTCAAATGTCCAACTTTTTCTTCGTTCGGAACCAGGTTTTTGAAACTCTCCGTTCGCGCGCATAAATTTGGACGTTTCTACGTGATTTCGGGCGTGTTACCAATGACGTCTTGCTATATGCTTTTTTGTTACCGCGGAACTACTTGATATTATTCACTTGTCGCATAGCTATATGCCTTTTTGTTACCGGCAAAACCTAATGATTTCGGGCGTGTTACCGATTTTGGGCGTTTTTCGGATATATAGAGCGACTTAGAGGCTTAATAGGTTAGATATCTTATATCTAACCTATACCTATTTTAATAAGTTATATATAATAGGTAACATCGGTAACAAATTTCTATATTTATGCAACATACTGGAATCATTGAACTATATTTATATAGACTGTTACTTTGGGTCGGTAACAAATATATATAATATAGAAAAAAGGTAACAGATTCATAAAGTATTTCATGTTTACGATATTTTATTTGCATTTTTATTTGTCTTTTTGTAGATTCGTTAAAATATTAATTCACAAACAAAGGAATACGTTAATGCAACCGAATGAAAGAATAATGAACTTCAAGGAAAGCCGCCGCGGAAAGAAGAAAACACCGCTTAATATAACGGTTGAAACTGATAGATTAAATAAAATTGAAAGTCAAATTAAGTCAATGTTTCCTTTATATGGCATGATGAACCGCTCGGAACAAATAGATTTCTGTTTAATGTTCCTTGAAATGTATATGTTCCCACAACAATCGGAATAATTAACCGGAAATTTAAAAGGGCAAAAAATGGACGATTTTCGACGAAAAATAGTCGTTTTTTTTAATGAAAAATGGCTTAAATCTAACAAAAGAAAAACCAGTATTAATGTAACAAATGGCCTTAATTCCTTAATTTTGGAATATGAAAGGGTCTTTAATATTCGATTGTCGGAAGGTCAAATTCTTGATTTTCTAGTTACGAACGAATTAAAAAGAATTGAATCTTTTGAAAATTACGCTGGCCAATATCACCGAAGCAATACCGTTAAACTAAAACAAAAACTAATAGAGGTTAAATATGGGAATTAGAACAATGACAGTAAAAGAATTAAAGCAATTTTGCGACCTTCCTGGCTTCCTTGTTAGTCTTGACGGGAAAACAAGAACTGAATTAGTGACTTTTTATAAGGGCGGAATTTGCTTTATAAACAAGACCGGAAAAATGGAAGTCATTAATGAAAACATTGACGAATTCCTATCTAATTACAGAACCGTTTTAAATGGCGCCTGGGACGAATATTTTATTTGGGACTATAAAGACAAAAACGGTATTTGGAATAGAACAAAAACGGCTTTTAGTGTCGAAGGTTTTGACGAAGGCGGAAACGGACATTCCGAGTTAATGGAATCAAGAGTAAAAATACCAGTAAAAAGAGTAACTGTTGAGTTGGTGAAATAATGGAAATTCACGAACAAATAATTGAGGCCCTGGAAACGGGTCAAAATCTTTTAATAACTGGCGGGGCCGGAGTTGGTAAGTCTTATAATTTACGAAAAGTAATTGAATGGGCCGACGACAACAATAAGGAAGTGGCCAGGACCGCATTAACTGGAATGGCAAGTTTGCAATTTGAATGCGGCGAAACGGTTCATCGGTGTTTTGGAATTGGGAATAAAACCAATAAGGAAAAACATTTAAGTTCTATCGTTACCAGTTTTAAATTCACAAAAGAAACCAGGTTTGAACTTGAAGTTTGTGACCTTTTTATTATTGATGAAGTAAGTATGTTACGGGCCGACGTCCTGGAATTGTTAGACGCAATTTTAAAATATGTTACCAGGAAAGACGAACCTTTTGGCGGTAAACAAGTAATACTCTCCGGCGACTTTATGCAATTGCCACCGATTGTAAAACCGGAAGAACGAAAAGAATTGCCAAACCCGTGGTGTTTTCAATCGCCGGTTTTCCTGGACCTTAATTTTAAAATCATTTACCTAACGGAAATTAAGCGCCAGGACGACCAGAAATTTTGCCTTGCCTTGAATATGGTTAGGGCCGGGGCGATTAACGACGCGGTTGACGAATATTTTTTTAATACTCATAGGCACAAATTCCCGGAAGGTGTTGAACCTGTAAATTTACTTAGTACGAATAACGAAGTAAATCGAGTTAATGAAAAGCGTCTTGAACAAATAAATGAACCACTTGAAAAATACCAGGCCACGATTAATTTTAAACCAGGCCACGAAAGGGAGCGCGACAAATTGGTTCGCGATTGTCCGGCCATGGAAAGCCTGGAATTAAAGGTTGGCGCGCAAGTTATGGTTCTAGTTAACGATAAACATTACGCGTATGTTAACGGGTCAATGGGAACTTATCTAGGTATGACCGAAATGACAATTGGTGAAGGATTGTTTGAAGAAACCGTTCAAGCTGTAATTGTAAAATTATTTGATACCGGAACACGCGCTTCAATTCCTGTTAATGTTTGGAGAGTTGAAAAAAAGGACGGTGACAAAATTCAAGTCCTGGCGTCGTTTAAGCAATTACCAGTTAAGTTAGGTTGGGCCATTACGGTTCATAAATCGCAAGGTATGTCGCTTGATTATTTACAAGTTGACCTTACCAGGTGTTTTGCCGAAGGCATGGCCTACGTGGCATTAAGTCGCGCTAGGAAGTACGAAGGCTTAAGAATAGTAAACTGGCGCCCTGGCGCTATAAGGTGTAACAAGGACGCATTTAACTTTTATATGGGTCTGAAAAACAAAGGTGTAATATGAAAACTAAAGTGTTTACAAATGAGGACTTTAACGGTCGAAAACAATTTAAGATTTATGAGGTCGACGAAGACGGTAAGAAAATCGCCGCCTTTGACAAAAGGACCGGAAAAGAAAAAGAACCAAAACCATTATTAAATATTGGAATAACTAAGGCCAAGTTAATTAAAAGCAAACTGGCGGAACTTGAAACTTTTATAAAGGAAAATTAAAATGCGAAATTTTGACGTAAGCGGACTTAATAGAGACGCACTAGAACAGGCCTATGAAATTGTATTAACTCAAAAAGTAATTCTTGAATCTAAGATTGATAGGCTTAAAAAAGAATTGGCAACTGGCACTTGCGCCATTCGTGACGGTGTAGTTGACCAGGAAGAGGCCGTTAAAGGTCTTGAAAACTTAATTTATTACTGCGAATCGAAAGTTGCGCTTGAAGAAGAACTTGACGAACAAAAAGGAACTATCGACCTGGTTAATTCGCATATTGAATTAGTGAAAGAATTTGCAATTAGTAAGCGCGCGGAAAAGAAGCCAATTAAAAAGGCCCACGTTGTTTATACTGATTTAAAATTTGCATTAACTCCGGCCAATGTATTTTGTTCACAAAGAAAATACTTAAGTGAAAAAGAATTTTTATCACAAAACCCAAAAAGAAAACTTGAAACTTTGGGAATGATTCTTGATGAAAAAGAATTTAAAGAGTCTCAATTTATTAATCAAGACTAATTAAATGACCCTTTCGAAGCGAACCGGCCACCCTTACCGGTTTCGTTTCGACATACCTTGAATGTCTTTTTAAAGTATTTCCATAATCTGAATAATCAGAAATTTTTTCAATTGCCTTTTTAAGAACTGACGAACGACCAGGAATAAAAAGCGCCTTTTCAAAGTCCATATATCTTAGGCCGAACAATCCTAATTGGTGATTAAAGCCGTCTATGACCGCGCCATTTGTTTCGTAAGGAATCTTTTCGAGTATTTGCCCGACTGTAATAGACTGGCCTGGAATCTGTAAACCAAGTAAGTCTTCAAAACATTTTTCGGAATCATTAACTTCGTTGGCCTGTGCATACTCGGAAGTTTCAAAATTTAATTCCCTAATAGTGTTAACAACAAAAGTTTCGTCCATTAAGTCAGTGGAAAAGTAAGCAAAATAACCGGCAATAATTGGCGCCAATTGGTCCGCTTGTCTTGATTCAATTTTTCTTTCCTTAATAACTTTTTTTGCAAGTTCTATATTTTTAATATGATTTTCGTACATATTTACGGCACGAATAAAAAGACCGCTGGCCAGGTCAGTGACTTCGTTCATGGCGTTTTCTAGCCTTATAAATTCGGCGTGTGACTGTTCTTTTACAGTTTCCATTTCAATAACAAAGAAACGTGAAGTGTCGGCCCCGCCCATACTTGAAAGCTGAATTGAACCCATACAAAAACAGGTGTTCGTATTATATGAAACTGATTTTCCAGAAGCGGAACCACGTAAAGTTTCATAACTTGAACGCGTCGACGATTGACGGGCCAATTCAAGAACTTCTTGCAACTTCATTCTATCTTTTTCGTTATTTGGTTCGGCCTCGTCCGAAATAATAGGGAAGGCGTTGTTTAAGATACGTTGACGAATACCCGAAGCGGTTGACCCTTGAGTTAATACAGAAAACGCCAGGGCCTCGTTAATATAGTTTAGAATTGTCGATTTACCAGAACCACGTTCGCCGGTAATCCAAATATGTGGCCGCCAAGGAAGTGCGGCGAAAATTTGCGCCGAAAATATCCAACCTAATAAAATAATGTAGTCCGACGGGTTTTTATATCGAAGCATTTTAAACGCCTCGACAAATTTATTGGCGTAATCGTCAGGTAATGGCCTATTAAAATCTAAGGAAACCGATTCCGAAGACTGATAAAAATAATTTGATTCAATACCGTTGTTAAAAAGTGGAAAAAATTCGCCGTTATAATAAATTTTATCACCGATATTAACTAGCATTTTTCCGTTTTCTTCCCATGCGCCAACGCCACGAACTTTAGACGGGTTAAACCTTCCAACTTTGGCCGACTCGGTTCCAAGTTTTTCAATTACCATTTTCCAATTTGGGTTTTTGGTTTTATTCCCTTCCTTGTCTAAAATATAACCGTAGCGGTCGCCCCAATATTTTGCGGGCGCTTCCATGCTTAAGTTGCCTGGATTATGGTCGGACGCCGAAAGGTCTAATATGTCTTTTTTGGACGTACTAAAATAATGATATTTTTTACCATTAAAACCAAGTGGAATAATTTCAGTGAATTCCGTCGAGTCGGTAAATAATTGTTTAATAACATGGTCCAGGCCTTCGAATTGGTGAAGGTCATTGTAATCGGTCCATTTGTCGTTTGCGACCGAAAATTTAACAGTCTTAACGATTGCATTACTTAGTTTATTGGCGGCTTGCTTGGCCTTCTTTTCGCCTATATTGTGAAGTTTTGGGTCCGAATTTGTATCTTTGTCAGCGGCAAAAACCAGGTATGAATTCGGGTTGATTTTTCTTATAGCTTGCGCACCTTCAAGCAAATTTGAAGTGTTCCAAACACAAACAACGGCAACATTTCCCTGGACTTTAAAGGCCTGGTAAACCGAAGCGGCCGTTGCAAACCCTTCGCATATATAAATTATTTCGGCATTTCTAACGTCGCCAAAAGGACAAAATGAACCCTTAATTTCGATACCAAAAACAAAACGCTTTTCCCATTTGTTAGTTTCCGGGTCTAAAAATATCCTTTGAACACCTGTAAGAATTCCTTCGGCATTCCAGGCCGGAACAATTAGAACGCCGTAACGGTCAACTCGACCGTGGTAATTGTCTTTTAATTTCTTGGCCCTTAAATAATCATGTAAAGGCGTTTGAACTGGCAACGAATAATAATAAGGTGTCCACTTGTCACGACAAGCCTTGTACTTCATTTGTTTTTCTTGGTCGAGTCGTTCTTGCGTTTCTTTTAACTGCTTTTTTTCGCTGGCCTTAAACTCTTTTGATTGCGTTTCTTTGTCACCTTTTTCGTAACTTGAACAAGTATATTGAACGCCGGCGCGCCAATTTCCATAAACAGCATTATAATAAAGGTTGCCTTTGTAGTCGTTCGCATGAATGCAAACCCAAATTGCCTTATCGCCTGGTTTTGTTGAATCGAATCTATGAAGGGAACCGTCAGGATTAATTTCTTGAATTGGTTGTAACAATTCGAAATTTTCCGATGCTTCCTTATTTAATTTTTGTAAAAATGTTAAGTCCATTTATCTTTTGCCTTTTCAAAATTTCCGCGGTACAAAACCTTATTCCATTTTTTGCAGTTTTGCAAAATTTCCGGTTAAGGGGTCGACCTTATTTGCCTTTGGTCGGCCTTTTTATATTCGCCCAATATAAATTAATTCTATTAATGTTTTAAATCTTTCAAAAAAACCTTCACCTTCCGGTTCGGGAATTTCCCAATGGCCATAGGCCCAATAGTTAACTGTAAAATTACAATTCTTACAATAATGGCGTTCTTCGCAAACCGTATAATCTATTTTGTCGGTCACTTCATAGTTTAGGTTTTTGGAAAAACATTTTCCGCAACGGTTTATTTTAAACAAATAAAAAAGTCTGTTTTTAAAATTATTAAACATTAAAAACCACCATTCCTTAAACCCTCAATACAACTATCAAGCGCGGCCGTTAATGTCGGCTCTTCACCATACGAATAAATGTTTCCGTCGCAAGTAATCGTCACATGAAAGGCGTTTTGATGCCAACAAATTCCGCCTTCCCAACCTTGCGAATAAATAAAATTATAAAAGTTTAAAACTCTCATTCCTAATTGTTCGTTACTCATAATAGGCCCCTGGCGTTTAAATAGGTCTTAATTTCGTCAATTGCATCTTGCGCATTTCTAACAACAATGTATTTGCCATTCATAAAGTTATTAATAAAATTTTCCCAATTCAATTGGTCTTTTGTTTGTTTTCCTTTTCCGGTTTTAAATTCAAATTCTAAATGAACCGCGAAACCAAACTTGGTTTTAACAATTCCGTACATATCGGCCATGCCAGGTTTGTTAATTGTAACGGCCTGGTAATCAATTACGCCGTTATTAACTCGCTTGGCATAGAAAACGCCAACGGTTCTATCGAACACGCGCATTTGCGGCAATTCAGCATTTATAAGAAGACTAAATTCTTTTACTAGTTGTTGGTGAGCGAAGTAATTATTGGCCATTTTATAACTCTTTTAAGTTTTTGATGTTTTCAAAAAGCTTTTTAAATTCGTTGTTAATATCTGTTAATAACTTGTAAAAATATTCTAGTCTTCGCATGATTCAATTCCCGTATATTTAACACGCTTAGCATTTACGGCGTGTGTTGCGTTCCTGTTTTTCCTGGCCTCTTCTTTTATCAGGCCCCTTAAGTCCCAATAAATTATAAGCATCATAAAAAAAGTAAATGCTTCCATTATTTAATTCCTTTTAAAATATGTTCTATCGTGTCCGGGTTTACGCAATTACCAACTTGCTTGTAACGTTGAGTATCGGAAACGCCTTTTGTCCAATCAACCGGTAAGCCTTGTAATTGTTCACATAAAACAGGCGTAAGAATTTTATCGTCTTTAGGGTCCGCACCCTTGGCCCTAATAAAGTTCTTACTAGAAAATGAACCGCAACCGCGACCGGTTGTTAAAGTGTTGGCGCGACCGTCTTTTGTTTCGCGTGTACGTTTCTTTTTATGGTTCCCTTCCTTGTCGTAATCGTTTGAACTAGACCATGCGACAAGTTCCGGCCAGCGCGGGCCGTCTTCTTTTGGTAATTCCGGCATTTCCCAATTAAACCAATAATTTCTTCTTCTTTTTTGCGGAACCCATTTGTCTGAATTAATAGTTTCGGCATTAACGCCGATAAGTTCATTAATTTTTTCTTTGTTCGCCTTGGACATACTGGCCACGTTTTCAAGTAAGAAATATTTTGGTTTCTTAATTCTTAATATTTCCAGGTAAGCAAAAAATAACCTGGACTTTAGTCCTTCAAGTCCTTTTCGTTTTGCCTTGGCAATTGAAAAGTCTTGGCAAGGTGAACCACCAACGAGTAAATCGAAGTCAGGAAGCAAACGAACCCTTGCTTCATTAACGACAAAATTGCCTTTCTTATCGAGGTCGAAAACAAGACGTTCAATATCGCCAAAATTAATTTCACTATGGCCTGGAAAATTTTTGTTATATGTTTCAATTGCAAACTTATCAATTTCGGAATACCCAACACACTTCGCCCCCTTAAAAACTTTTTCAATAGCGATTTCAAAACCGCCAACACCTGTAAACGTTGATAAATATTTCATTGCTTAACCTTCCTATCTAAAAACCAAATTCCTATTATAATTATTAAAATGATTCCGAAAAATAGCGGGTCATTTTTGTCTAGTTCATTTAAAAGTTCTCTCATGTTATCACCTTATCGTTTTTGCCGGACGAATTATTAATTGCATCGTGAAGACCGTCCAGGCCGTCATATAGTTCGTTTTTCTTCATTTGATTCTTAACTTTTACAGGTATTCCGAAACTGCTAGAAAATTGCCAAAGGTCGTCGCCAAATTCTTCATATAATTTATAGAATTTTGAATTAGGCCCCCAATGCCTTAGCATTTCAAGCCTTTTATAAGTGTTATATCTTTGTTTAATCTTTTGAAATAATTGTTCTTTTAAAAAGTTTGCATCAACTTCGTGTAACTCTCCGGCCACGTTAACAACTTGTTCGGCCTGGTTTTGTTCTGACGCCTCAACAAAGTCATGGCCACAACCGCAATAACGGTCAATGTTTGGAACAACCGCGAAACATTTAGGGCAAGTTTTAACGCCAGAACCACCGCTTGAACCTTTCCTTGTTCTGTCAATTGGTTCAAGTTCCGGTTGTCTAATATCGTAAGGAAGGCCCCAACGGTCCGTATTATTTGCGTGGTCTAAAATAATTGCGTATTCCTTAACGTAGCTAGTTTGTGAAGAACCGCATTGGTAACAAGAATTGTCGCCACCGTATTCAGTGTGGCAATTTGCGCAAACTTTAAAAGGTCTTAAAACTCGACCCCATTGTTGTAATGTTAAGTTTTCCGAATCGCTTGGACGGCCACCAATTAAGACTTCCACAAATGGCGCGTCGAAGCCCGTAGAAAATATATTGCAGTTACATAGTATTTTATATTTGCCGGACTTTAAGCCGGCAACGGCGGCGTCTCGTTCCGCCTGGGAATGGTCCGCGTCGCAATGGACCGCCGGAATTCCCGCTTCGTTAAAAGCCTGGGCCATAATTTTAGAATGGGCCTGGTTAACACAAAACATAATTGCGGGTTTGTTTTGTCCGAGTTGCTTATAAGTTTCTACAACGTCACCGATAACTTGAAGTTTTGAAACCCTTTCAAAAAGTTCTTTTTGATTGTAGTCGGAACCGGTCATTCTTATACCAGTAACGTCGATTTTTTTAGGCGCAAAAACCTTAACATGAGTTAAAAAACCACGGTCACGAAGTTCATGCGCTTCAATAGGCTTAACAACCGATTGCCAAAAAGTGTGTGTTTGTCGTCCTACCCTAAAAGGCGTGGCCGTAAGTCCAATATATATTTTTCTAAAATATTGTTTATTTGCTTCAAAATCTTTGTCGTTATATTCGTCCAGGTCGTAACCTTCCAGGAACCAAATTAAACGCTTGTAAGTCGACGAAGTAAGATCGTGGCATTCGTCTATAATAACAACGTCAACGTCTTTTAAATGGCCGTATTTCGGGTTTTTAATCCTATTCCTTAGCGTGTCTATGCTTGCCACGGTTGAAAGGTGTTGATTGTTATTTCTAATTGAACCCATTATTAAATTCGATTCAATTCCATAATATTTTTTATAATTCTTTCCAGTTTGAAAAATAATTTCACGCCTACGCATAACAGATAGAACGCGCAAACCTTTCGATGTTGATTCCTGGACAAAGTTGGCCATCCAAAGGCCTTTTCCGGCCCCTGTTTGCGCCCACAACATTACGCGATTGTTTCCTTTTCGAAACTCATTCGAAATTAAATCTTTTCCGTATTGTTGGTAATCTCTAAGTTTAAAGGCGCCCATTAAGCAAGACCCAGTTTATAAGTTCTTACGGTCCTGGTTCTTTTTGCAAAACTCTTTTCCGTGTCCAAAATGTCAGTAACTTTTTCGTTGGTTCTAACGGCTTTTTCAATGTCCAAACAAAGTGACTTGCTTGACGTCTTGAGTTGTTCTAGGTACTCGAACATTTGACTTTCGTCCTCGAACGCTAGTTTGTTGTTTATTTCTAAGATGACTTTCATATTTTGCCTTTAAATATTTATATGTAATGTAAGCGCCGTTTGTATCACTTTCAACTTCGTGGTGATTTAATTGAAAACCTAAACGTTGTGACCAATCACTTAGTTTGTTTGGTTTAAAGCCCAGTTCCCTTGCCATTACAATTGTACTTATTAAAGCGGTCCCGCCGTTTAATAATTTAAGTTTTGTTTTGTCTTCCTTTCCTTCTTCCATTTCAATGCAAATTTCGTTGTGCTTAAATATTTTCCAAAACGTGTTAACCATAGGTTCGCCATTTTGAAAAAACGCTTTACGAAAACACCATTCTAAAAAATTCCAATCAAACCAAGGAACCATTGCATAACCGCCAAGCGATTTTTTTGTTATTGGGTCCAAGTTTGGCATTCCAGTATTTGAAGCGTGGCAAATAAAGGCCAAAGGAAAATGTTCCTGGTATTGCCCTAAGAAACACAAAAGTTCATAGCAAAATTGGTCGTTTTGCATAAAACCTAAAACCGTTTCGTAAGGTATTTTGTGGGCCTTAATCCTTGCTTCTTCACTCCAAAATTTAGGTGATAAGTTCGGCGGCCTAACATACCAGGTTTTTTTATTAACTATTTCGTCGCTTTCATTTAAGACGAAAAAACAGGCAGAAATAACCCCATTATTAATGGGGCAATTTCCGCTAGTTTCTAAATCGCAAACAACTTTAAAATGGCGCATTAAAGCCCGCACCGTTTTGTTGTGGTGGCATTTGCGTCGGTGCTTGCGTCGAACCTTGTTGTTGATTCATGTTTTGTTGTGGCGCCTGGTATTGTTGATTTTGTTGCGGCGGCATTTGTTGTTGATTCATGTTTTGTTGTGGCGCTTGATTTTGCGGCGCCTGGTAATTTTGTTGCGGTGGCATTTGATTGTTCATTTGCGGCGCTTGTTGAGTTTGCCCGCCCATTTGAAGACCCATAGTTTGGGCCATGGCCATAAGCTCACCTTCGCAGTTCATTGAACCAAAAAATTGCGCGTTAGTTGCTTCGTCAATCTTAGCAATTTGCGGCGCCTGGTTAGGGTCGTTAACCCATTTGATTTTTGAAACAATTTTTGAAGGGTCTTTGTAATCAGGTTCTTCCTGAATATCAATTGTAAGCATTTTGTTCATGTCTAATAAGTTAGACGCAACACCATTCATAAACTCTTGAAGTCTTCCAAAGTTTTGAGGCGCTAGACCCATGGCCAATAAACTTTTATAAGTAATATCTTTTTGACCACCAACAAAACCAGAAAACCACTTTTTCGTTTTAGTAGCTCCGTCATGTTGAAATTCAAAGTCAACCCATAAGTTTGGCGAACCCGCGTTTGTTGTTGTTGTTCCATACGATTTAATTTTTGCGTCAAAAATTCCGTGCATAATTTACCCCTTATTGTTTGTTATATATTGCAATTGCCGCATTTGCTGACATTTTTGCTGACTGTAATTGAGTTAAAGCCGTGAATTTTTCCGGCGCATTTGGACATAGTTCATCAATAAGAACCGCCAATTCTAAAGTCTTTTTTTGAATTGCTTCAAACTTAGGAATTGTTTCTTCCGTAGGTTTTCGATAAGGTCCAAACCTTTCGTTAACACTAATTCTTTCATTCATTTCCATTTTCTCCTTATTGGTGTTCGACTATTTCTTTTAAACGGTCGCGTAAAACCATTAAATTGGCGTAATTGCCGTTGTTAATTTCCGTTGTTACTGATTGAATAATTGCCGGCCTAGTGTTTTCATCTTTAACCAAGTCAATTAAACCCTTTGTTTCCTGGACCAACATATTAAAATCGTTTTGCATTGTATTTGCTTGCGCGCCTGACGCGTAAAACTCATTTATATATTGCATTACCAGGTTAAAAGTTTGCGGCGTTTGTCCGGCTTTTAAAAGCGCGGCATCGTCTAGCATTTGAATCGTTTCCGGCAAATTGTAACGGTTCTTAGCTACGTGACTTGGACGGCATTCAGTTCTTATAACTCGCTTTCCTATTCCTGTCGCGTGCTTTTTGTCTTCCGTTGCGAATTGCTTCCAGTGTAAAAATAAAACAGAACTGGCCCATTCGATAAAAACTTTGGCGTGTTCCTTGTTCTTACCTTTGTGAAGCGCAATTTCGTATGAATCATAATTTGTCATTAATAATGGGTCATTGAAATTGTTCTTAATACAATGGGCCAGGACAATTATATTCATTTCTTTTTTTTCTGTTATGGCCTGTAAAGCGTCGCGAACCTCGACAAGTTGACGAAGTGATTCGTCGTTTGCTTTTCCATAACCACCGCAAGCGGTTTGCATTGTTTTACCTGGTTCTTTTTTAAGGATACCGTCACGAATAACACCTTCCTGGGTCGTAATTGCATCAAGTACAACCGTTCTAATTTGGGCCTTGTCATGCTTTCCGGTTTCAATTTCTTTTAAATAACTTAAAAGTTGTTCTTGTGTTTCGGTTCTTGGAAACTTCAAACCATTAACTTCTTTGTTTCTTTCAGGCCCTACAAAAACCGGAGTTGGCGCACCTAAAGCGTAAGAAGTTTTTCCCGCCCCGGCTTCACCATATACAATTTGAACAACTGGTTCTTGTTCGCGACCTTTTATTAAAGCCGTCATTATTTAACAACCTTAGCGTCGTCAGCGACAACAATAACCTTTTTGTGTTTTAGGTTTTTAACTGATTCTTGAAACGCAACGGGTATTGATTTTCTAGCTATCCAATTGTTAATTGCGTTGGTTTCAATTAGTCCAAGCGCGACCGCCGTCTTAGCTTTTCCGTTTTTCTTAATGTAACTTTTAAGTTTTGCAACTGACATTGTTATTACTCCTATGATTGATTAGTGATTAATTTTGTGTTGACATGATGATTAATCGAACATAACTTGTCAACACAAAATTAATCATTTTTAACAAAGGAAATTAATAATGGAATTGACGCAAAACTCACTTGAATGGCTTAAATGGCGTGCCGAAGGTCTAGGAGCTAGTGACGCCCCAATTGTAATGGGAAAGTCTAAATATAAGACCAAATTACAACTTTGGGACGAAAAATTTACTAAAAAGGTTGACGAAGAAGAAAATAAAAACACCTTTATTCAAGACAAGGGTCATAGACTTGAAGCGTGGGCCAGGCCAGGCCTTGAGTTTCAAACTGGCGTTACCTGGAAGCCGGCATTATTCACACACCCGGACTTTCAATTTTTAAGGGCCAGCGTTGACGGTTGGAACCCTGAATTGCAAAAAGTTTGGGAATGCAAATTAATGGGAAAAGACCTTTATGAAACATTAACAAATGAATCATTAACAGTTGTCGAAAGAATTCCGCCGCAATACCTTGACCAAATTTGCCAACAACTTTTTGTAACTGGCGCGCAATCGGCATTTTTAACAGGAATAAAAGAATATAAAGACGAAAACGACCAACGTCAAAAAGTGGCCTACACTTTAGACATTCCACGCGACGAAAAATTAAACGACTATATTAACAAGGAACTAGTTCCGGCATTGTTTGAATTTTGGAAAAGTGTCCAGGAAGGAACTAAGCCGGAACCGGCCAAGGTTGATTCGTTAAAAATCGAAGACGTTGAACTTCAAAATCTTTTAACTGAATATGAAGGCCTGGCCGAAACTGAAAAAGAAGCTAAGGCGAACGCAAAAAAAATAAAAGATAAAATCGTTAAACATAAATCAAGAAACCATGCAAAACTTGAATTTGGCGAATTTAAAATTGTCGAAGTTCCTGGCGCTGAAAAGGTTGACTACAAGGCCGCGTTTGAAGCCTTTATTGGTTGGATTAAAACGGTTAAAACATTAAGTCCAGGCGAACAAGTGCATTCAGTTCGTGACTTCCCGGAAGAACCAAACCTTGAAAAGTACACGAAGGCCGGGGCGTCTAGTGTTAGAATCACCGTACCAAAAAAGAAGAAGAAAAAAGAACCCGCGCCACTTGCGCCGCCAATAAAAGAAACGGACGCGGTAACGAAAGAATATGTCGACAATACAGTTGTGGCGCCAACAAAGGAAGAAGTTGAAAAAGCCGTTAAACCGGCCGACAAATTAAAAGAATGGAAAGACATGACACCGGAACAACAAACAGCAACGGCGGCTTCAAATGCCTTTAAAAACCCCGATACGGACAAGAAAATTCGAGGTTGGGACGGAAAAACCCGCGAAGAACGAATTAAGTTTTTAAGAGATAAGGCAAAAAGAAAAACAACTAGTGACGTGGCCCGTGAAAAAATGCTTAACCTGGCGAACGAACTAGAATCTTTATTTAAGGAACCCGAAAAAATCGGCGGAATTACTTTCGAAAATTAAAAGGAAACAAACAAGCCCCGGAATCGGGGCCTTTTTATTTAAGAACAAATACGTTCTTCAACGTTTAAAAGTCTTTCAAATTTTGCAATTCTTAAATTACTGGCGTCAGAAATTTCAACGTCAAAACTATGCGCGTCTTTGGCCTCTAAGCTTGCGGTATCAACACTTAAAAGCTTAACGGTTATTTCGGCAAGTGTAGCGTTATCAACTACAATTTCCGTCGCCGTTAAAGTTTTTTCAAGAACTGTATTGTCTTCGGTCTTAATGCAAAACTTTATTTCGGTCGCACTTGTTAAGTCGTATGGTTTCCCGTTCGATTGCATTATTGTCAAAGGTAAGTCTATTTTTTCACCTTGGACAATTGTCATTTTTTCGTTACAAATTTCCATTTATGGCCCCTTTTAGGTTTTCGTTTATTATTGTTCCAATTAATCGTTCGGTCTTACCGATGCAACCGAATAAATTGGCCTGGTCAATAACGCCTTTTAATGGTTCCGTAAAACCGGCCGTAATCATTCCAGTTAATTTTTCACTTCTTATTAAACCAACTAAATGGTCAATCTTAACCGCTTGCGCTTCGTCTATTTCTAGCCTGGTATAAGTCTCGTTATCCGGGCAAAAAATAGAACTTGGAGTTGTATAACCGGCGTCTTCAAACACCTGGTAAAAAACCTTGATAAGCGGTTCGTCAGGCATTAAATAAGTGTAGTTCGTAAACTCTCCGTTGCTTTGGTCAATCAAATTTTTAACGCTTAAAACAGCATTTAAACGGTCCCTAATCTCGGCGCGAACATAAACAGTTTCGCCGGCCGGACACTCCAAGATTGCAACCAATGGGACAATTTGACCAACTTGTAATAAGCTCATTACTGCGTTACTCCTAAATAAAGCCCGATTCGTCTTTTAAACTCTTGAATTTCGGCAAGATCAAACGCCGGAATTACTTCGTTATTAGGCGGCAACATTCTAGTTTCAAGCGTAGCAAATTCACGAAAAGAAGCCGTTAGTGACCCCGTAACTAGCCCGTGAATTAATTCTGGGTAATCCGTAATTAATGAATCAACTTGTTCGTCAGTTTTTCCGCGATATAAATTATTTGCCGCAAACTTGGCAAGAATTGTTTGGCCAAACTGCATGGCCGGAACCATTACATTTGTTTCAAGACCATAGCGAATATGAAGTTCGTGGCCCGACCCATAATCATTTATAATTTCCGCGACAATATCAAGTTCCGCGCTTGTCGGAACTTCCTTAAACATGATTTCAATATTGTCTTCTTTCGGTGTTTCGTCACTCTCTAAACCTTGAACGTTTATGGCGAAAATCTTTGGCCATATATCAGCGTTCAATAAAAACATTTCTTTTAAAATTTCCGAGTTAACGCTTTTTGTATAATATCTTTTTTCCATTCTTAAAACCTTAGTTACTTAGTTTAAAAAGAACCATTTCCGCATAAAACATTCTGGCCGTATCGCCATTGTTTGTAGCGTAGTATTGCAACGTAATCGCCTGGTTTGGCCCAAGGTTGTTTAAAACCCTAAATGGCGAAGCCGGGTGCATTTGGTCCGCTCCGGTGTCTTTTGGTTCTTGAATATGAGTAGGGCCAACAATTTGGCCGGCAACCGCTATTTCCGCCCTAAAGTCTCTTTGTCCAGTTGAATAGCCCCAATAATAATTTGTCATTAACAAGTAAACCCCTGGCGTCAGACTAGGCGGCGTTACCATTGTTAAGTAATTAACTGGCGTGTTTTGTGTTGTAGTGTCGGGAACGTCGTTTTTTGCACTCATTACACCTTGACCAAAGACACTTTTAAACGTTGTCGTTTGGCCCGTGTCGCCGTCGGTCACTTGCGGTTCACCGGTCGCCTGGTCAACGCTAATTGCCGATTCACCTGGCGCAATATCACTAGGCGGCGAATTAACTTTATTTAAAATTATATCACTCATTACATTACCCTAAGCCTTCCTTCCACTCTCAAACGAAAACCATTTGAACGGAAGCTTCCCATAAATGCGGTTCTGTTCGCGGGAACAAAAATTTCGCGACTCAAGATTTTCGGCGACATAATCAAAACGTTTGAAGTGTCGCCGTTTTTCCATTTCCCGTTATCATAAAACGGAACATGATCGACGCCGGGGTTTGTAATCTCGGCGTCGTCCATATTGGAAAACAAAAAGTCTTTGAACCATTTTTTTGTTAGTCTAGTCATATTTAGTAATCTAGTGACTCATAGTTAATGTCGAAAATGTCGCCCGCTTCGATTAAACCTAGTAAATCACCAACGAAAGTAATTCTAGTTTTACCACCGGCCCCGCCAGTATATGAAACAGTGTAGTCGACAATGACTTTTTGCTTTAATCCAAACCTAGGGTCAAGTGAAATTGAATCACGACTTGCCACTTTTGCAAGGTCAACATATTCATTCGTTACGTCAGTTCCACTTAGCGTTTTTTCTTCTTCGAAACGTCTTCTTCCAACAACTGCGCCCGCCGCAATTTTTGTTGTTCCGTCAACTAGGTCGTTATCAACCGCAACAACCAACTGGTTTCCAGAAAAAGTAAGTCCGTCACCGGCGTCAACACTTAAAGTCGAACCAGTTTTTGTAAGACCTTGACCCGCAAGAATTGTTTCACCAAATTGCGCGAAAGTAAGAACGTCAACACCTAGGTCAATTGGGTCCGGTGTAGTTAATAAGAAACCAAGACCGCCGTTATCCGTACCTTGAGAGGCCAGGCAAAACATACCCTGAGAAACTACGTCGTCACCAACTGGCTTGTCGGCCGAACCAATGTTTGCGTCGTCAGAACGAGTTAATATAAATGGGTTTCCGGCATCACCTAATTGAGTTACAACATAGATACCGTTTTCATTTCCGGCGGCCTGGTCTTTTACAAGAACCCTTTCGCCAATCGCAAGACCAATTCCGTCAATCGAAGGAAGCGCACCGTTTGCGTCACCTGTTAAAGTAGCACCAACACCACTAGCACCGTTGTCGTAAGTAGACGCCGGAAGTGCCGCCGTAGTTGCAACTTTAACCGAATCTTTAGGGTCGGTAAGTCCAGAAACTAACGCTTCTACCTGTGCAAGGTTAACCGCGTCCGTCGGGTCAACACCTGGCGCAAGGTTGGTAATTTTGTTATTAGTCATCGACATTTCACGAAGCATTTCGAGAATATCGGCATTACTTAGTTTAAATAAATCGACGTCCGCCGTATCGCCCGCGTTCCTTGCTCGCATGGCCATGTTGTTACGTAGACGCATTTTAACGTCATTAACTGCATTGTCATCAATCCACTTGGTTTTGATTCTTGACATGGTTCAAACTCCTTTTTCTAGTTGTTATTGTAAATTACTATAATAGTATCGCCTTCACTTAGCGTTGTTTCAAGTGCTTTTCCGGCCCAACTAACTTCGTTAGTATTAATTATTTCATAGTCAAAGTCTTCAATTTGAGTTGTTCCGCCAGGAATAGTTAAAAATATTTCAGTTGGCGAAGGGTTTGAAAGCGTAACTTTTTGGGCCGCATCGTCAGCGGCCGTTATAGGTATGGTTTCAACAACCGCGGAACCGGTCGACTCAATTTTCCGTTTTAGATTTCCGGCCATTCAAGGAACCCTTTTTTCGAATCATATATATCAATAAATAGTTCGGAAAATTCAGCTTCGACGGGCGCCCATGATTTCTTTCCGGCCCTGGAAACTGTTTTTAATAAATTCATTTGCCCGGCCTTTTCAAAGCCATACGAAACGGCGTGAAAAATAAGCTCCGAACAATCGTAACGTTCCGGGTCCATTAAATCATGGTCCAGGTCGTAAGGTATATTTTTAGTTCTATCAATCGCCAAAACTCTCTTAATATAATCCAAAGCGAACGAACAAACCTGGTCATTCATTAACTTAGGGTTTGGAACCCTAATTTTAACTTCGTCACGCTGGCCAATGGCGCTTAAAAGACTTACTTCTTGAATACCTGGCCCCATAGCTTCGGCGGCCCTAAATTTGCCGTTTCTAGTCTCAACAATCGAAAGGGCGTGTGTGATATTACTTTTTCGTTTGCGCTTGTCCTTGCTTAGTTTTTGAGCGCCAGAAATTAATAAATTGGAACCATGCCCGTAAGTTGTTACAACTGAAATTGCAAACGGAACATTTAGTTTTGAAAGTTCTTTTTCAATTAGAAAATAATGATTCAAATTAAATTTCTTTTCAACGTAAGGAAGTGACCACTTCCCGATTGTATTACTCAATAATTTGACAAATAGATTGACAATAAACATTTAAAACCCCTTTGTAATTATTTTGTCACAAAGGGGCGTATTAATAAAGTTTTTAAATTTTACGCGTCTCGGTATTTTTCAACTAGAGGTAAAACACGTTTTTCAACAAATTCACCTAGCGGCATAGATAACGAACCACCCGGGTCGTTCTTGTGGCCATAAGGTCTAATTGCATCGTGACCAAGAATATTTTCTTTTGGTAAACCCTTAGCAATAACCCATGCAAGTAATTCGGCAAGTGTTGCTTCTTGCTTTTCACTATATTTTTGATAAGGACCAGGAACAATGTAACCCATTTCTTTGGTTACAATTCTTACGTCTTCGCGTGGAATTTCAGCTTTAAACCAAGAATAAAACTTTCCATTTTTTTCTTTTAAAAGTCCCGCGTTCGCTATTTCAACACCGGCCGAACATTTGTTTATTTTTTTACCATTCCACTTAGCGGCCCCGCCCGTATGATAACCGCAACGGTCGCCCGCTGATTGTTGCCATAGAACACCTTCGCCGTCTATGAACATTGTATTAAGACCCTTTTCAAGAAACCTTTTTGCGAAGTCTCTCATTTTTCTAGTCCACCAACCGGCCGTAAAATGAACAATGAAAAAATGGTTCTTATCAAATGCAAATTTAAAAGGCGCATAAAATAAATTTAAGTCTTCTTTCATTTTTGCAAGCGGGTGAAAATGCTTTAATTTCGAAACTGGTTTACCTTGCCTATAAACAGGTTTCGGCGCTTTTTTTCCAGTTAATTTTAACCAACCCCTTTTTATAGAGCGGCCCCATTTTTTAAAAAGTCTCATTTTCTTTTTTCCTTGTCTTTGTAATATTTAATAAGCCTATTGGCTTCGGGTTTTATTTTAATGGCGTAATCATTAACATAAACGCCAAGTGTTTCGTCGCAAGCTTCCAGTTCATAATTTCCTGGAATAAATTTAAGGTAATCATATTTAACTTTTTTCTTTTTTCTTTTTAAGAAACCATATTTAACAGTTTTTTCACCTTCGGCAATTTCGAAATAAAAAGGAAATTCGTTAGGAATTTCTTTCGGTTTCTGGTCGCAAAATTTTGATTCAACTTTTTTTGCTTGCATAAAGCTATAACAAAAAAGTTTGCATCGGTTAAATTGAAATGAAATATTTGTTCCAACCCTAGGTTTTATTTGCGGACCTTGGCAACTAGCTAAGAATATCGTCAATAGTATCGTCGTAAGAATCTTGGTCATTGTTATCACTCGCCTTTTTAAGTCGCTTAATTTGAATTATACCGTCGCCAACGTCGAAAGAATAACCAAGTTCACGAAAGACTTTTTGAACGCCAGGTAAAAGCGCCTTATCGAATAAAAGATTTTTCGCCGCGTACTTAATTACTTTTAATTTTAAACCGCCAGGAACGGCGTTTTGAAAGAAAAATTTAACGGCCGCTTTTACAACGGCCGTTTGCAAGAATTTTAAAAGGTATGGTTCCATTGCTAGAAGCAACGATTTAAAAAATTGCATCATTTTATTTTTCTTCTTTTTTCTTAATTACCATACTTCCAATTTCCTGGAAACCTTCGGCCATATCAACCTCAAGTTCAAGCAGTTCTTCGCCGTCTCTGTCAGTATCTAACTTAATAATCATTTTAGTTAATTCAAATTTAACTTCAACAACCTTAGCGCCTTCAAGTTTTCCGCCTTTCGCGATAAGCTCTTGAATACCTTCCGTAATGTTAAGTTTAAGTTTCATAAACTTATCACCGTCTTGGTTCATGTCAACACTAGCGTTAAAAGCTCCGTCTTTTACTTCAAAATCAAATTTTTTGTTTTCCATTTTTTACGCTCCTTATAAAACGTTTTTAGTTAAGTATGAAATAAATGTTCCGCCAATTGTTCCAAAAAGTCCACCCCAAAAGGCAACCTTAACGCGCAGTCCCGTCAAGTCCTTATCGAGAGTGTGTTGATTCTTTTCCACGCTCTCGACTTTTTTCCATAACATTTTACGCCACTCTATTTCATTGGCAACAATAGCATTTAATTCTTTTTCGCTCATACTTTTATTATGACGCATAAACATGGTTTTATAAACCTAAAAAGCTATTAATTTCTAAAACTAACGCCACTTTGTCCGCTTCCGTTACAATTGTTCCGTCCGGCGTAATTGATTCAATTTTTTCTTTTGCAGTTACCAGGGAACCAGTTTCAAGCAAGTTTTTTATTTCGGCGTAAGTTGAATTCATTTGCTCAATTTGCGCCGTCGTTAAACCTTTTGAAGCGTTTCTTACTAGAAGTAAAGCAATTACCCTTTTACCGTGGTCGATTGCCTTCATGGCCGAAGCAATAGCCGCTTCCATTTGTTCACTTGCTAACCTAGAAGAATCGTAAGCCGCCTTTTTAGTAGCGTTTTCAGTTATGGTTTTTTCGCCCGAAACCTTTTGTTCGTAACCAACTACTTTCGTGCAATAAACTTCGCTATTGTCAGCGACACGAACTTTAAAATAACCTTGCGAACCATCGCAAATTTGCGCGGCTTCTTTTTCAAGACAATCTTGTTCAAGTGTTTTTGATTCGTCTATTTCGGTCGTCGACGGGTCGTCCAAAACAGCGGCGCAAGCAACAACGATTGATTTTGCTTCGTGTATTGGTCTTGTTTCATCGTCAATCATTTTGTCGACAATTTCCGAGTATTCGCAATTAAAACTTGGCAAAACTTCCAAGCATTGACCCTGGCAACTTTTGCCAATATTTACGTTTAGTTTATAATTACAATTGTCTATTTTTTTCTGAATTTCAGAAATTGGGGCCGAGGCCCCAAAAGTTATATTTGTAATTAATGTAAAAATTAAAATAGATATAATATTTTTCATGTTATTTTGCTCCTATACAAACAATAAAAAAGTTTTCATCTAACAAGCTTCCCGCGGTATTAAAAAGCCTAACATCTATATTTGCATTGTCTATAACTTGGGTCTTGTTACCAATTGTTGAACCGGCATAGTCGTTACTAATTGAACAAACCGGGTCTTTTGAGAACACCCCAACTTTTGTAACAATAGAAACATAACCAATTGTATTCCTTGTTAATGTATTTACCCAACTTTCACAAAGGTTAGATTCTGGGTCGGCCGTGGCCGTTCCATTGTTCTTCACAAAACAACCTTCAACTCTTAAACCGTCCTTTCTTTTCGTATCAACCATGTTATTAACAATTGGTCTAGCAACCTCGTTTTGAAGCAACTTAACTGAAAAGTGCGAATCGGTAATTGCGAAAGAGTGTGTTCCAGTTACCGGAATACCTCTATTTGTTCCCGTCGCTCCGGCTTGCATTTTGACAGTATTTTCACCAACCGTAAAATCAAAGACTTCACATTCACCAATTTGGTCAAGATAAAATTCATTTGAATTGTCTGGACTGTGCGTCCTAGAAATATAGTTTTGACCGGCCTTGATGTTTGTGTCCGAACCGTTTTGAGTATGTCTAATCAAAGCCCCAACGCTTGCGTTACCTATTCTAACAGGAATAGAAAAACAAACCTGGTATCTCCCGGCAACCGGAACGTTAAAAGAAAACCCCATTTGTTCACTATCGGTTGCACAAGTTGAACCGTTAGACGCCCCGGAAACACAAGTTATACTTGCGGCCCCTTTGTTCATTTGAAGCTCTAAGTTTGGACCAACAATAATTTGGTTTGAATTTGCAATAGTAATATCTGAAACCGTATTAAGAATACGACCTTCAATATAAAACTCGGCTTGTTCTGGCGAAATTGCCGCCTGGGTTTCATTTATAACTTCCGTTAATGTCAAATATGTATTTGCCGAACCCGCTGATATAGTGGCGTTTTCTAACGTTACCAGGTCAACCGTTATTGTTGTCGAACTAGCAACAAAATCTTTTAATATAGGCGCCGAATCTCTAAAGTTAAAAACATTTGAAGCGCCGGAATGAAAAGTTACTATCGACGTTCCGCCGTTGTAAACTTCACCGCCAAACTGCTTAGAGTTTTCTGAACCGTTTGCAATGTTACCAGTTATTTGACCTCTTAACTTATACCTTTTACCAACCGTAAGGTTTGAAAAAGTTAGGTCGGTCAAAATTCCAGTTGAACTAGCTTGCGCCGCCAAGAATTTTGTTTCTACTTTTTCCGAAGAACTTGCCGGAATATAACCCTTGTTAGAACCAAGGTAAACTTCACCGTCCGCGTCGATTGTTCCGGCCGCCGTACTTGTTACGCGAAATTTGAACTGGTCACCACCCTGGCAATTAAAAACAACCGTTGGGGCCTTGTCGAATTCCGTTAGGTCCGAAATCGTGCCGATTGCAACAACGTCCGCCGGGTCCGCGTAAGGTGCTTTTAAAACTTTATATTCAAAAGCGTTATCACCTTGCATATACTTAAAGTCGGCCATGCACCCTGGCCCAACATCGTCGGAAATTGTAACGGCGTCAGATTCAAAATATTGACCAATTGTAGTCGCTACGAACCTGGCAAATTTTTCGTTTCCTTCACGTCCGTTAACGTGGTCTTCTTGCGTAAATGTTCCGCCAAGGTTTGACCAGTTTAAAATTGGCGAACCGGCGTCTTCGAAAGAATTATTTAAAATAAAATTAATTCCGCCGCCACCGCCGCCGCTTCCAGTTCCAAATTTCTTTTCACTTAAACCGTTGTTAAATACAAGCGCATTTGAAGTTGCTGAATAACCAAGATAAGGGTTTGAAGCACCGGCCCCAATATCAAAAATATGTTTCTTATCCGTGTTGGTTCCGTCTCCAAATGTTGCGTCGTTAGCTCCGGCCGAAAGAACTCCTGAAAAAGTTCCGTCAACTGCATTTACGTTTCCAGTTGTTGACAAGTTTTTATTGAACTCGAAAATTTTATTAATGTCGTCAATAAGAATTTGCGGGTTTGCTACCCCGTCACCTACGTCGAACGTTAAAAATTTGTCTAGCGTGTTTGCGCCTTTTCCTAGAATCATTTCGTCGGTTTGCGGCTTAAAAGGTGGCGTCGCCCCGAACGAATTAACCGTTAAAAGGGCAAGTGTTAAAAATAGTAAAATCTTTTTCATTTTTAAACTTCCTCTATGTTTGCGTATAACGCGTTATTATTACCATTGTCTTCAATTGTTAAAGTAACGTCATTGAAAAAGTTGCCCATCATTAAACAGTTGTTACCGTTTATTTCAATTCCTTTTTCGCCGCCGTCATTAAAGCCTATGAATCTACCGTTTAATATTCTTACTCGGTTTGAATCAATTTGCAACCCAACCGCCGCGCCAGTTGGCCCGTTTTTAGTAATACTTGCTTTAGGTTTAAATTCAATATTCATACCGTCGACATTAATAACTTGAATGTCATCAACGGCCAAGGCCCCAACAACTAAAACGTTCTTCAAGTTAGCAACGTCAGCGTCCGCCATTAAAGCATTTAAGTCAGCGTGTGAACCACCTGGGCCAACGGTCGCGTCGTAAATAATACTTTGAGTTGCGAAACCTTCAATTGATTCTTCAAAGTAATCAGTCCATTCGCCTAGGTTTTGAAAAAGCCAGTTCATAAACTCGCGTGGTGGTCTTTCGTCCGTCAACCAACCGGCTTCTTTTTTCGCCGCCGAAGGTTCAACGGAAATTGTGGCCTGGTCCGGGTTTCCTTTCGTCCAGTCAATTTTACTCGTTGGTTTTGCCATTTTTAAAGCTCCTTAATAATTTATAATCCTTCCATTACGCCGCCAACTAAAGGGTCATATATTGAACCAAACCCGCCGTCGCTTGTATTATTACCGGAAAAACTGAATTTCTTTTTAATATTGTAGCACTGGCCGAACTTCCCGCCAAGGCCAGTGTCGTGAATAGTTCCAAAACCCTTACCAATAGTTTTAGAGTTTGGGCCGTCCATGGAAAAAGAGTCTTCGCCGTCGTAAATACATAAATAATTTACGCGAACACCACCCATTACTACACGTTGTAAATTTGTAATTAAAAAATCAACCGTCAAAGGGTTAATTATTCCGTCCGAACCAATAGCAATTTCCGCGTTATCTAAATTCATGTAATGAATAAAATTCGCTTGCGTTAAAAGTTTAATTGTATCAATTATTCTTTCAGGTTCGCCGTTTGAAACGTTGGCGCCAATACGGGCCAATAATAAAATTCTGTAAAAATCGTCTTCGAAACCAAGTCGGTCTTGCCCGACAATGGTTCCAATTTGGTCAAGCTGATAACCTTCGGCGTCGTTAATATTTAAACGCTTGTCACAAAGGTCGAAAAACATGCCTTCGATTTCTTGATAACCAGTTGAAAGGGCAATTAAAACTTTTTCAAGATTTTCTTTGTCTTTCCATTGCTCAAGTCTTCGGTCAAGCCCTTGTTCAACGTGGTTTGTGATTTCGATTATATTACTCATTAGCTATTTACCGTTATTCTAGCGGAATCAAACGCCGCTATTTCCCTTGGTTCAATATTAACGTTATCGTCCGTCGTTGGTGTGTTAGTTCTATCAATTCTAATTTCGTAACGTGTAATTCCAGGAATGTCGTTAAGAACACACGAAAGCGCATCGGAACCAAAAACAATAACGTCTTGGCCAACCGTCAAGGTTTCACCAAAACCAAGAATTGCGTTTTCAATTTGAGTGTCACCGTCAACCGGATATAATGAATTTTTTGTTATATCTATTTCAATCCAAATAGGAACGTCCGTCGGCCTTGAAAATTTAACGTCTTGATTAAAGCCTTGAGAGTCAACAACGATTTTTGCAATATCACCAATCGTTTCAATACCACCACCAACGACAAGAAAAATCGCTTCGGCAAGGTCGTCTTCGTCATCACCTTTAATTACAATATCAAGTGAATGCGGCGGCCTTCCGTCCGAATCAATTATTGAACTATTGTTTTGAAAAACAATTACCGCGTCAACTAATTCACGCGCCCCAATTTCCGAAAGAATTGCTTCTATTGTTGCCGCTCCGGCAATTTGAAGTTCCTGGTCACGCCTAGCTTTTAATTCCGGGTCCGTTTCCGTATCGTCACCAATATCAGCGTCGGCCAGGTTGTTAAAAGTATTCATTCCGGCAATAGGTGTTTCAATTACCGTAAGTGTTCCCGTATTCGCTTGAATCGGGCCAGCTTCTTCGGCAATTAAAACAATATTTTCAGCTTTAAAAGTTCCGCCGTCAGCTACGTTAATAATATAATCGCCCTGGACTACAAAACGCGCGTCCGGGTTTCCGTCAACTGAAATTATGGTTCCGTTAGTTACAATCGTTCCATTCGTTCCAAACGCAACACCGCTTTCCACTCTTGAAAATTGCGGCCCTTGTCTAGTTGTTCCGGTAAGGGCAACAACATTGTCTAACTGCTTTCCTTCCGACGTAATCGGATATTGAGAGTTATAAACGTCTTGCGCCAATTCCCAAACTAACGATTCCCTTTCGGCCATAATTGCAATAACCTGGCCCATTGGTGAAGCGTCACTTAAATCAATACTATCGCCGAATTCGTCGCGAAAACGTTGACGAATTTCCGTAAGAATATCGTCCAATCTTTTTATTTTAAAGCCGTCGGCCGTTAGTCCAAAACTCATGGTAAAACCTCATTTATACTTAAATTATTACCGTTAATCGTTGTCACGTCAAAGACAACTTTCATTTCCCTTGTCGCCGGTTCGTATTCCAAAGGTTCAAACTCATTTAATGACGCAACGCCTTCGACTCCGAGTATTGCGCTTTTAAATTCCGCTTCGATTATATCGGGCGGCGTTCCCTTAACCAGGATAGTTTGAAAGTATGGAATTCCTTCCGTTGTATCAAGAAACCATTCGCCTAAAAAAAATCTAAGCGCCTGTAAAAGCCTTTGACGAATTTCTTCGTCTGAATTATTTGACGTCAAAACAAAAGTATTGTTTTCAATTGCAATGTCGTCGTTATCGTCCATTTTAAATTGAGTCATTACGAAACGTCCCCCATTCCTGAACCGCTAGTTGAACCGCCGGCCCCTGGTCCCGTCGTAACGGTTCCGGTCGTCGTCGTTGCAACTTCGGCATTATTTGTTATTTCATTTACTATTTCAGTTCCGACAAGTTGCCACATTGTTTCAAGTTGCGCGTCGGTTATTTTCGAACCCGGTGGCGGAACACTTGCTTTAATTGCGTCCGCTATTGCCGTTCCCAATCTATTTCCGTCAAGTGCCATAAATTACCCCTTCAAGCTTTCCATTTTTGTTTTTAACGTCTCGTACTTGGTTTTTAATGCTGTGTACTTCGCAAAATTAACCGGTTGTTGTGGGCCGAATATGGTGTTCGTAAAGTCTTCGGTTCCTTGTTCATTCATTTCGTCAATTATTTCACCTAATAATTGAACTAGTAAATCAAAAAGTTCTTCCGTTCCGTTTGTAATTTTAAACTTTCCAGAACCAAGAATTTCGAAATATGAATCATTTAACTTTAATTCAAGTGAGTCATTCGCCGCCGAACTCTCCATTGGCTTGCTTTGAGGGTTAAGGCCAGGATAAAAGACCGCATCACTTAAAGCGTGTTTCCTTGGATTAAGCGGGTCAATTATTCCGCCTGACTGATTCCAACCGTCAATTGAGCGTTCGTTAAAAACTAGCTGGCCAGTATCGCCGGCATTTATTGGAATTCTTAAATGACCGGAACCCATTCTTGGAAAAGCAACCGGAACATTTGTAATAATTGGAAGCTTCACCGCGGACGTTTCGCCTTTATATTTTCTTTTCAAACTTGGTTGAACTTCACATAAATTAGTATCATAGTCATACTTTACGATTTCACATGGCATTGACGTATGAATTTCGCACAAATGGCGATTAATAATCATGTCAATAGCTTCTATTAATGTCGGTGTTTGTTGTCTTGTCATTCTTGAATAATTCCTTCGCACTTAACTTGCCACGGCCCTTCGTGCGTATCGCCAGTAAATACCGTTTTAGTTACTTTAACAGTTGCACCGGAACCATTCAAAAATCTTTTTGATTCCAAAACAACCGCACGGCCTGGCCTTATCTCCGGGTTAAGTAGTCCGATAAATTCAACACCGTCTTTCGACTTTGTTGGCGAACCAATTAAACCACTGTTTTGGCTTAAAGATATTGCCGTTTGAAAATCACTTT